ATTACTTAAAAGAATTCGCTGCTGCAATAGGAGCGGAAACTGAACCACCCATCATTGGAGACCTTGAACCCTCTAATGTATTAAAATCCACTTATTTCTTTTGTTAAACATGTACAATTACTCACTTTTTGATTCTTTCTTTGCACCGACTAGAGTTATAGTGGTGTCTGAAGAAAGACTTAGGCAGAAAGAGATTGAGTTAAAGGAAAACCAGATCAAGGTTATTGATAACCGGATTGATGAACTAACCAAGTACCGTCTTGAAGTACAGGACGAACTCAAATCACTTATGGCTAAGAAAGAGCCTAAAGCTGTAAACCCTGTTAATGAGGAAGCAGCCTAATGGCAAGGACCATCCACAAAACTGAAAAACCTGTAACCCTTGATGGATTTCAAGCTATTGTTGCTCCTAGCAAGTTTGGTTATTCTCTCGGCGCTGTCGTCGGAGATGATATTATTAATGACTTAGAGACTGAACGTGCTGAAGTTCTTAAGTGGGCCGAATCAAAACTGAAGAACCCAAAAAGATCCACACTCAAACCTGAACCTTGGGAAGAGGTGGCTAAGGGTAAGTATAAAATCAAGTTCTCATGGAATGGGGACAACCGCCCACCTATTGTTGATACGGAGGGCACACCTGTTACTGATGAAAAAACACCTTTGTATGGCGGATCAACTGTTAAGCTGGCTTTCTATCAGAAGCCATATATTTTACGGGATGGGGTTACCTATGGTAGCTCTCTTAAGCTGGTTGGTATACAAGTTGTCTCAGTGAAAGGAGAAGCTGGCGTAGATACTGGAGATTTAGATGCGAACGAAGTCGCTGAACTATTCGGAACCACCGCAGGCTTTAAAACAAGCGATCCGAACGTTACTGTTACTACAGATGACAAGACAGCCGAAGACGAAGACTTCTAGATATCGATCACAATTAGAAGATAAAGTAGCGGATTTATTAATTAAACTTGGTATAACATATGACTATGAAACAGTTAAGGTCCCTTATACGGTCCCGCACAACTACTACCCTGACTTTATCCTGCCTAATGGGGTTATTCTAGAATGTAAGGGCTACTGGGATTCAGAAGACCGAAGAAAAATTAAAAGTGTTAAAGAACAGAATCCAGATATAGATCTGCGTATGGTCTTTCAATCACCCTTTAACACCATATCAAAGAAATCAAAAACAACTTACGCAAAATGGTGTGAGAGACACAAGATACCGTGGACCTCATTCCAAGATATTCCACTCGATTGGTTAAAATGACCAGCGAATTTGTGGCTCACGAACCCTGTGAAAATTGCGGGTCGTCTGATGCCAACTCTGTGTACTCAGATGGCCACAAATTTTGTTTCGTGTGTCAGACATATACCCACCCAGATGGTGACAATCACACTCATCAAATGTCTAAACATGCACAACTTAAAGGATCAGCTGAACGGCTGCAGAAAAGGAATATATCTGAGAAAACATGTCAATTCTATAAAATATATAGAGATGACAACACCTTAAGGTTCCCTTATTTTTCACAAGATGGGGTACTGAAAGGTAATAAACTGAAAACTAAAAAGAAGGTATTTACCTATGAAGGACTTTCCACTGATACCTTATTCGGTCAGCATCTCTTCCCTGCTACTGGCCGTCGTGTTGTTATTACTGAGGGTGAATTAGATGCAGCCTCATGCTACGAAGCCATGCCAGGATGGCCTATGGTCTCGTTACCGCACGGCGCAGCGTCAGCGAAGAAGGATATTCAGAAGCAGATACCGTGGCTTCAAGGGTATGATGAAATCGTACTATTCTTCGACCACGATGAGGCGGGCCGCAAGGCGGCGGAGGATGCGGCGAGCGTCCTACCACCTGGGAAAGTTAAGATTGCTCGGATGGTCCCATATAAGGATGCTTCAGATGCACTTCAAGAAAACGATTCTGAAGCTGTAAGAAAAGCTATATGGGATGCTAAACCTTACCGCCCTGATGGTATTATCGATGGTAAATCCTTATTAACACTTGTTACTACACCACAACAACCATGTCAACATGAGTATCACTTCAAAGGATTACAAGAGAAACTTCACGGGATACGGTATGGAGAACTTACAACAATTACTGCAGGCTCTGGTACAGGAAAGACCTCATTCTGTAGGGAGCTTGCAGCTAGATTATGCAACGAAGGTGCATATGTTGGGATCTTGGAACTTGAAGCAAGTAATAGAAGAACCGCCCTCGGACTAATGTCCGTAATGGCTGGCAAACCATTACACATTGGTGAGTATGGAGAAGAAGAACTTAGAACCGCCTTTGATAATAGTATTGCCAATTGGAATCTTTTTTGTTTTGATGGGTTTGGAAGTTATGATCCAGATCTCGTATATAATAGAATCGAATACATGGCGACCGGACTCGATTGTAAGGTTATATTCTTGGATCACCTCTCAATACTCCTAAGCGGTCTTGATGGGGACGAACGTAGAATGATAGATACTACGATGACAAAACTAAGGTCATTAGTAGAACGTACAGGAATTGCTTTATTCCTTGTGTCTCATTTAAGGAGAACTAATAGTGACCAAAACCATGAAGAGGGAGCTAGAGTCACCCTCGGTCAATTACGAGGATCTGCTGCTATTGCTCAGCTTAGCGACACGGTTATTGCGCTCGAAAGAGATCAACAGGCCAACACTGAACGAAGCCTTACGACAGTGCGAATCCTTAAGAATCGATATTCTGGCGAGGTTGGCGTCGCATGCCAATTAGAATACGATTTGTCCACTTGCAGATTTATTGAACATGAAGCTCAACCCGAATTTAATCCGGCAACCGATTTCTGATGAACGTCTTCTAGAAGGCAGAGCATGGGAACACCCTTGGAATGCACATATGAAGAAATGGGATGCTGAGAAAGAGTTAGAGAAGAGACTTAAAAAACCTGAACCACCTACACCTGAAGCAGTTGAAAAAGCAAAGTTTAAAGACAGAACTTACAAATGGAACGGACGGTAATGTTATTGTATTTGACTTAGAAGCTAACGGACTGTATCATGATGCTACCCACATCCACTGTATTGCATGCTATGATCCAAAAACTGATGAAACTCTATCGTTTAATGATGAGTGCCCTGGGAAAGGTATGTCGAGCCCTGTTGTTCGTGCAGTACAGTACCTCGAACAAGCTAGCGTTATTATCGGGCATAATATTATTGGGTATGATATCCCTCTTATTAAAAAACTATATTCCTTCTTTGAGCCTCGTGGCACTATTGTGGATACCTTGCTCCTTAGTCGCCTCTATCATCCACGACTTATGCAACTAGATAAGGAGAAGAATTGGCCACACATGCCTCTTCAATTATACGGTAGACATTCATTAGAAGCTTATGGATATAGATTAGGAGAGTATAAAGGAGAGTTCGGTAAGACTACTGACTGGAAAGAATGGAGTCAAGAACTTGAAGATTACTGTATACAAGACGTTGCTGTTACTAAAAAATTATGCGACCACTTCCACCCCTACCTGAGTGGGTTGCGTTAGAGCACCAGGTAGCAAACATACTTACGCAACAGGAGCTGCATGGATGGTACTTTGATGAACAAGGAGCTAGAGAACTTGAATCAACTCTCCGAAGAGAGCTGGAAGACACTATTGAAATACTTCGAAGACAATTCCCTTTCGTTGCAGGAGCGTTGTTCACTCCTAAACGAGATAACAGGACACAAGGGTATGTTAAAGGATGTGAACTACAAAGACTAAAAGAATTTAACCCATCATCGAGAGATCACATAGCATGGATACTCCAGACACATTGCAACTGGAAACCGACATTGTTAACTGCCTCAGAGAAGGCGGTTATCGACGAGACCGTATTAAAGGATATTGGGACGGATATTTCTCTCCGTTTTCTCAAAGTCCTGGAACTGACGAAGGCGCTTGGGATGATATCCGAAGGCGTGAACGCATGGCAGAAGCTTGTTACGACGTCTAGTAGGATACATCACCATTGTTCTGTCGGTTGTGCTACACACAGATGTTCACATCGAAACCCAAATTTAGCTCAAGTACCAAGTGATGAAAGATTCCGCCGTTTGTTCCTTCCTACACCAGGCATGGTTATGGTCGGGGCTGATCTTTCGGGCATTGAGCTTCGGATGCTTGCTCATTATCTCGCTCGTTACGACGGCGGTAAGTACGCGGATATCTTACTTAACGGCGACATCCACCAAGAAAATGCTGATAAAATTGGAATCAGTAGAAGAGAAGTTAAAACAGTTACCTACGCATTTCTATATGGAGCAGGAGACAAAAAGATCGGCACATCCTTCGATGGTAGCCTTGGGGAAGTTG